CTACGACATAAATGATCTTCGATTCAGCCTGAACCCAGACTCACTTCTGGTCAAGGAAGCAATCCAGTTAATCATTCTGGACGAAGGTTCGATGGTTGGCAAGGAAGTGTCCGAAGACCTACTCGACTTCGACATCCCGATCCTCGTCATGGGTGATCCCGGCCAGCTTCCGCCTGTGGGCGATAAGCCCGGCTTCTTCATCCCCGGTGAACTGCCTGACGCGTTTCTCACCGAGGTCCATCGTCAGGCGCAAGACAACCCGATCATCTACCTCGCAACCATGGTCCGCAAGGGTAAGCGGTGCGATTTCGGTGACTATGGTAACGGCGTGCTAATCGTGCCCCGCAAGAAGGACATCTACACGCTCGACCTCGATCGAGATTGTCAGGTGATCGTGGGCACTAACAAGAACCGCTGGAAGCAGACAGCCCGTATGCGCCGTGAAGGCGATCTTCTGGATGAACTGCCGATGGCTGGCGAGCCGCTGATCATCTGCAAGAACCACAAGGAGCACCAGGCGCTTGTCAACGGCACGCAGGTCTTCGCCACCGAAGACCACGGCAATGCCGTAGAGGGGCGCGATCGTTTCATCGCGAACATCGAAACCGAGGAGGGCGGACGCTACAACGTGTTCACCTACCAAGGGCTCTTCGAGGAGCACATCAAGCGGGAGAAGAACTTTGCCACCGCAGCCAAACAGGCCGCGTTCCGCTCTCGCATTCGCGATGCCCACATCGACTTCGGCTGGGCCATCACATGCCACAAGTCTCAGGGCTCGCAGTGGGATGAGGTGATCGTTCACGACGAATCAATGGTCTTCCGAGACGACGCCGATAAGTGGCTTTACACCGCAATCACGCGAGCCGCCCAGCGTTTGGTGATCGTAGCCTGAAAATTTAGGGAACAGACATATACGCTTGTCACCGAGGGAACGTTCCTCAACTCATCACGCGTAAGGCACGGTTCGTCTTTCCCACTGGACTTGTAGGAATTGGATAAGCAAAGTGAAGAAACTTCCTCGAATCATTGGCCTTACGGGGCGAAAGGGGGCGGGAAAGGACACCGGCGCAAAGGCGCTGATGTTGCAGGGCTACGAGAACATGAAGTTCGCCGGAGCCTTGAAAGATATGCTCCGAACCCTGTTGTTCTATCAGGGTGCAGATAATATCGCGATCGAGCGGATGATCGAGGGTGATTTGAAAGAGCAACCCACCGATTACCTGAACGGTCAAACCCCGAGGCACGCGATGCAAACCTTGGGGACTGAGTGGGGTCGCAAGCTTATCGACGACGGCATCTGGGTGTCGGCGACGATGAAGCGAGCGGTCAACGGTGGTAAGGTCGTTATCACCGATGTCCGCTTCCCCAATGAGAAGGCGGCGATCGAGAAGGTCGGTGGCGTCGTGATTGGAATCACGGCTGACTGGATCACGCCGAAAGAGGGAGAGCACGAGTCCGAAGCCTTGATCGATGACATGATTGCAAATCTGCATCCGGGCCAGATGGTCACGAACCACTGGGCCGAGGGGGAAGAGCAACTGCTGGCGATCCAAGACTTTCGCTCACGTTTTCTCGCTCAACTAAGTGCGCTGGCGGATTAGCCGCTCAGTGAGATCGAACACGACATAATAAACGGAGCCTCACTATGTCGAAAATTACCATCACTATCCAAGACCTTGACCTCGAAACCGGCACCTATTCGGTAGACTTCGATGCAGAAGGCGCGCAAATCGATCAGGGGATCGCGACTGCTGCCTACTTCACCGGATATTACCTCTACACGCTTATCGAGGATGATGGTTTCATCGACGCGGTAGTAAAGTTTTCGCACGAGATTGCGAAAAATATGGAGGAGAACACGGACTCGCCGTGTCTCTCGGCTACCGAACCGGTGGTTGCCCGTCTCACTCTGGTGGACAAAGACATCAACACCGGGCGTTATCTTCCGCACCTTGAGTTCATGGGAGGCGATCCGGAAGGGCAGTATCTTCCGACGACGGCTCAGTGCGTTGGACTTTACATGCGTGCTCTGATGAGCGACACCAATTTCCAGCAAGCGTGCTGGGACTTTGCCGAAAAGCTGACGAAAGACACCGATGGGGCTGTCATCGTCAATGCCGAACACGCACTGGCAGACAACGATTCGGGCGAAGCTCCGGTCCGTATCGCAAACGAAGGATGAATATGAAAGACCAAATCAACCACGCGGACATGGTGGCCGGGCTCATGAAGCCCGGCCCGGAAATCCTCCAGAACCTCACGGCGGAAGAAGCCGACCTGTGGCATGGTGCCACCGGTGTCGCCGGTGAAACCACCGAAGTCCTCGAAGCCATCACCCAGATGTTCATTACGGGCTCGCTCGATGTTCAGAACATGGTCGAAGAGCTTGGCGACATCGAGTTCTACATGGAGGCTGTCCGTCAGAATATCGGCACCGCGCGCGATGAGATCATGCAGTTCCAAACCGAAAAGCATTTTACGATTGCCAATGAACCGCTCGAATGTGCCTCGCTGCTGGCGATCGCAGGGGGCCAGCTTCTCGATACGGTCAAGAAGCATGTCGTATACAAGAAGCCGCTCGATCGCGAAGGCATCCAATACAACCTCGCTAACCTTGAGGTTTGCGTCGGTGTCATCCGGCAAGCCATCCAAGTCACTCGCGAGGAAACGCTGGAAGCCAATATCGCCAAGCTGTCGGTCCGCTACAAGGGCCTGCAATACTCCGACAAGGCCGCTCAGGAGCGCGCTGACAAGGCGGAGGGCAATGGAGCGTGATCAGTTTCATCCGCCTCGAAGTTGATGGCCTCGGCGTTGCTTTCATCGATCCCCAGAGGATCATGGCAGTTACGGCGGACCCTTCCCACCCCACACGTTCGGTTATTGTATACGACAACGCATCAAGGGCCCCGGAGCTTCTTCCGATCGACAGCGAGCCTGATGAATTGATGCAGGAGATCGAACGCGTCGTCCCCGGAGCGAAGTCGTTTCATCTTCGCGGTTTTCCTTGACATGAGCCGCAATTTTTAATATAAGAGAGGACGTTATGGTAACCGAAATAAACCTTAAGGTAATGGGAACAGCCTGTGCATTCTGCTTGGCCATGCTCCTGTTGGTGAACTACGCTCTGACAAGCTGATGGCTCGCCTGAGAATACGCGACGCGATCTACATCGACGACATGGACCCGAACGACACCCCCACACCTACCGCGTCCACAACCGAGCTTACCGCATTCGATGGTGAGAACTGGGTCGTAACGCGTGAAGAAGACCCCTACGCAGGACTTAACCGGGGCCAGCGCCGTAAGGCCATGGCCGTTGAATCTCGCGCTCATCGAAAGGCAAAACGTGGCCGAATCTGATACACCCCATGGTTACCACATCGCCAAAATCGCTCGCGGCGTCTATGGCGAAGACTCCAAGATTTACGAAGAGATCGATGAGTTCGTTGACGCTCTTGATCAAGGCGTCGCGATCATGGCTCTGGTAGAACTTTCAGACGTGATCGGGGCCATCAAGGGCTGGTTGGTCAAGAACCATCCGTCCATCACTCTCGACGATCTCATTGCCATGTCTGCGGTGACCGACCGGGCCTTCGAAAGCGGGGCCCGCAAGCCCAAAGTCGTGGAGGATGAGTGATGGACGGCTGGTGGGATGACGGCGGCTTTGATGATTTTGATGACCGGGCTGAGTGCCCGTGTTGTGGTGAAGTCGTCCCGCTTGATCATCTCGATACGGACAGCGGTGATTGTATCGGATGCGAAGACCGTCGCGAGCAAGAGGAATGGGAACAGTATGACGCCGAAGATTGATTACCCGCTGCTGGGGCAGGCTGTCTCAGAATACGTCAAGCGTGGCTACCGCTACGTTGAAGTTCCGTGGCTGGTGAAACCCCACGACATCTACGCGACGCTGGACGAACGGGCCGCCTGTATTCGGACCGGGTTTCAGGTTGATCTTGCGGGGCGTAAGGAGATGCACCCTTGGCGCGAAGAGAAAGGCAACTGTCTCGTCGGTTCGGCCGAGCAAGGTTTCCTGTCTATGAACCTCCCACCTGACGCTTACGTCGGCGTAACGCCATGCTTCCGTTGGGAAAACAAGACCGATCTCCTGACACGCGACTACTTCATGAAGGTCGAGCTTTTCGTCACGAGTGAAGAGGCTGACCTTTCTCGGGTGATGGACGATGCACACGAAGTGATGCAGATCATTGGCGAGGCGAATGAGCCCAAGTTCACCATCGACGTTGAAGAGACTCGTGATGGATTCGATTTCATGCTTGCAGGCATTGAAATTGGTTCATACGGTGAACGCGCCACTTCAAACCAAGCGTGGATTTACGGAACCGGCTTGGCATTGCCGCGTTTCAGCGTGGCCAAGGCATTGGCCAGAATAACCTAAGTTCTGTCAAGGTTAAAATTTGCAGGCAGAGTAAATTCATTCCTTGAAGTGAACCGCAATTTTTAGTATACTGATAGACCTTTCACGGTTCACTCCAGCTACGGATAAAAACACTATGCCAGTCTCCCCGAACGAGGTCGCTATTGACCTCGGGCGCGACGCCCTGCTGTCCGCTCACGCCATTGAAACCCTCCGAGATCGTTACCTCGTGGAGGGAGAGACCAGCCCCCAGCAAGCATTCGCACGAGCCGCTGCTGCCTTCGCAGACGACGCGGCACACGCGCAGCGTCTTTACGACTATGCGAGCAAAGGCTGGTTCATGTTCGCCACACCGCTGCTTTCGAATGGCGGAACATCGCGCGGGCTGCCGATTTCCTGCTATCTCAATTACATGGCCGACAGCCGCGCAGGTATCAACCAACACTACGAAGAGACCTCTTGGCTCTCCAGCCTTGGTGGTGGCGTTGGTGGCTATATCGGTGCCCGAGGACCAGAAGCCACGTCGCGTGGCTCGGCGTCCAGTGGTGCCATCCCGTTCATCGCTGTTCTCGATCGCATGATGCTCGCCTTCTCGCAGGGTAAGACGCGTCGTGGTTCCTATGCGGCCTACCTCGACATCTCGCACCCTGAGATCGATGAGTTCCTTGAAATCCGCAAGCC